AACTCTGGTCTATCTAATTGCGCGTTAGGACTATGATTATGAACACATCGGGCAATCATTTTATATAATTTGAAATCAGGATAACGTTCAGCACCATTATTTTTATATAGTACATTGATACCATTATCATCAATGCACCATTCAACAATTAATTTTACAATAGGTTCACAAGCATTTAAGTTCTTAATACTATCCATGTCATCTACAATATAATCAAAAATGGAACAAGCGAGCCTACATAAATCAAAACTAAAATTAGGTTCTAATCTAGGTTTTTTATCATTAAAGTAAGGTTCGGTATTATATTGGGTAGCAGCATCACCACCAGTTTGAAAACTATCACTACAAAATATTTTGTTATCAAATTTATAAATAGCACGACCAAAGTCAATAATTTTAAATATTTTTCCAAATGTGGGAACCTTATAATACTTCTTTTTATACAAATAATATAAATATTTTTTGTTAGTAGGAATGTACATAATATTATTTGTATGTAAGTCATTGTGAGTAAATGAAAACAATTTTTGATATGTTATAAGTGTCATAATTATTTGCATTAATGCCGAGATCCATTCATCATGTGATAACTCAGAATTAATAATCAAATCATCTAATGTACGCTCACAGTTTTCCATACAAATAACCTGAACTGGAAATTTGGGTAACGTTAAAAATAATTGTTCTTCTTCTAAATCAGTATCATAAGAACCACCAGTTTCAGAACTGGAAAGTGAATGAGATTTAGAACTGGAAAGTGAATTAGATTTAGAACTAGATTTGGATCCTGAATTAGAATTTGAATTTGATTTAGAACAATCTAAATCTTCTATATCTAAATCATCGTTTAAATCATCATCGCTTTCAAGAATATCATTCTCATTTGTATGCGACGTTCTTGACGAACATGATGAACCAGATTTGAGGCTCGCTGACTTTTTTTGATCAGTAATATCAAGTGAATTTGTAATATCAACTAAATCAATATTAAGTGATTTAACATCATCAAGAGAGAGTTGTTTTGATTCAAAAATATTTTCAAAAATAGTGTCATCAATTGATTTTACAGATAAATTAGATTTTTGAGAAATATTCATAATATTTAATGGTTTCAAACAGGGTTCTTTATTAAAAGAGTTTGGTAGCAAATGTGAAAAATCTTCTACCATAAACAGTGTATTTTTTTGTTTGTTAAAAAAATCGGATTGGACCAAATAATCTATATCATCAATAATATTAATTTTATAATTATTTTTAATAGCTAAAAAAGAACCATAATAATCCAATCCATGAATAAAATTATGAGTATGTAATACTTGGCTTGTTAAAAATGAAAAAAATCCATCAATATAAGAAGAATTGTTAGTATCTTCTATTTTAGGATGAACTGATTTTGTTTTATCAATTGAAGGTAAATTAAATAAGACCGGATCTGTATAATTATATTTACCAACTAAATACTTGAATGGATCTAACAAAGGTGCCATTTTTATAAATACCTTTTGACTTATAGTCATATCCTCGTCATCATTTATATTTTTTAATTTACAAGAATAAATATGTGTAGACTCTGCGCATTTATCTTTATTTTTGATGTCCTTAATGTCTGAAATATTCCACATGTGATTTAAATTAATGGAATTATAATTGGTATTATTTAATGAAAAAAAACGTTCATAAATAGGTATATAATTCTGTACATTAGACAAAGAAATGTTAGGATTAGATTGAAATTTGTTGAAAAGATTGATGTTCTTCCTCTTTTGATAGTTTACCTTAATTGCCATTAGCTAATAAAAATAAAATTATAAGTTATATTTAACTTATTATAATTAAAATATCTATTAACTAACAAAATTACAAATGCCTAAATGATTTATTTAGTATTATTTGTTAGTTTGCGTAAATAAAAATCTTTTTTTTAAATATATTATAATAATAAATGAATTTAGAGCTAAAACGTTTTGACATGAAATCCATCAGTTTTAAGCCTAATGAATCAAAGGGACCTGTCGTAGTTTTAATTGGGCGTCGTGATACTGGTAAATCATTTTTGGTAAGAGATTTATTATATTATCATCAAGATATTCCAATTGGTACTGTTATTTCTGGAACAGAAGAAGGAAACGGATTTTATGGCAAGTTGGTGCCAAAATTGTTCATACACAATGAATACAACACTGCTATTATCGAGAACATTTTGAAGCGACAGCGACAAGTTTTGAAACAGATTAAGAAAGAAATGGAGCAATTTAAAAGATCCACTATTGACCCTCGAACTTTTGTTATCTTAGATGACTGCTTATATGATAACACTTGGGCGCGCGACAAGATGATGAGACTTTTGTTTATGAACGGTTTATGAATGGTCGGCACTGGTGACGACACATTGAATGTTTGCCGTTAAGAGTTATTCCAAAAGAATAGCTAGTGTTCTTTTTAGTTTTATTTAAAAAAGAATGCGACACGTCCAAATTGCGGGAATATCTTGCTAGGATTATGCTACTAAACCATATAGGAAACTAAGATGGTGGCTTATGTTAACAACATAAGGTATAGTAAAAAGGCATAATATAAAGACAATCCGCAGCCAGTCTTCTAAGTCCGTTATGATAAGGATATGAAGGCGGTTCAACGACTAAATGCCCGGGGGCTGGAGCGAATTAATCACTCGCGATGAAAGCTTAAGATATAGTCTAGGCCCGCTCGAGAGAGCGTCACGCCCATTTAAAAAGCGTGAATTTAATGATTTCAAGAAGAAATACTTGAATGAAAATGGTATAATTGAGACATTGGAAGGTAATGCTGATTATTACAATGCAATACCCTCTAGGAATTCCACCAACACTAAGAACAAATATAGATTACGTGTTTATTTTAAGAGAGCCATATATAGCTAACAGGAAGCGAATATATGAAAATTATGCCGGCATGTTTCCCACATTGGAATCATTTTGCCAGGTAATGGACCAATGTACAGAGAATTATGAGTGTTTAGTCATCAATAACAATGCCAAATCAAATAAGCTACAAGATCAGGTCTTCTGGTACAAGGCAGACGCACATAATGACTTCAGATTAGGGTCAAAAGAGTTCTGGGAGCTATCTAAACAGATAAACGATGATGACGAAGAGGAGCAATATGACCCCAATAACGTGAAGAAACGCGGTGCGGGACCCAAAATTGCGGTAAAAAAGAGCAAATGGTAGAAACCGCTTTTATAAATCTGCTTTTAAATATAATAAGCACTTAAAACTACTTAAAGAGAAGTCAATATATTAAAATATAATACAATGTCAGAGTTAAATATCGTAGAACTTATTGAGAGCAACCCGATAACAAAGTTATCACATACATATAATGGCAAATTAATAACAAAAATTCAAGAAAATTTTACAGGATTTGACCAACAATTATTTGTTAGTAGCTTTTATTGTTACCTAAATTACAATAAACATACAGATTTTGTTGTAGATTTAGATAATATATGGAAATGGTTAGGATTTTCTACAAAACAACACTGTACAACTTTATTAGAAAAACATTTTTATATTGACATAGACTATAAAAACCTTAATTTCTCAACAGAAAAAGCGCTTACGCAAATTAATAAGCAAGATTCCAATTTAAAACCGACAAAACAAAATGGCGGTCAAAATATAAAAAAAATATTTTTAACAATTAAATGTTTCAAATCACTTTGTTTAAAAGCGCAAACAAAAAAAGCAGGAGAAATTCACGAATATTATATGAAAATGGAAGAAGTTTTACATGAAATAGTAGAAGAAGAAACAGATGAATTAAGATTACAATTAGAGCAAAAAGAAACAGTTATTTTAAAAATAAAAGAAACTTCAGAAAATGAAAAAATACAACTGAAAAAAGAAAAGGAACAAGCAACCATTATTCAGTTTCCAGTAAACACAGAATGTATTTATATTGGTACTATTGATAACACAAATGAAGCTAATGAAAAATTAATTAAATTTGGCCATTCAAATGATTTGAAAACAAGAGTAAATGATCATCGTAAAACATATGACAATTTTCAATTAATTACAGCTTTTCGGGTTCAAAATAAAGTAGAAATAGAAGGATTGATTAAAACATGTGTAAAAATTAGAAGGCAAATCCGACACATTGAAATAGATGGTAAAATAAAAAAAGAAATAATTGCTTATGATTTATCAAATTTTACAATTGATAAACTAACAAATTATATAAAAGATATTATTCATTCAAAGACATATAGCATAGATAATTTTAATAATCTAATAAAACAAAATGAAGAATTAGAAAATAAAATTAGAGAGCTTGAAAAAGAGAATGAAGAATTAAAGGAACAACTAACTATCAGGGTATTAAACAAATCTGTGTCAGCAATTACCAATGCGGATAATCAATTTGTTTATAAAAACGAATTAATACCTGAGAATAACAATACATCCAAGTTTAATGAATTTATTGATACAATGTGTATAATTAGACATGATGTTAATGAATCATCTGTAAATATGGAAGGACAATTGCGAATATGGTTAAAACAAAAACCGCAAAAAGAAATATTTCATGCGTTTAAACATTATATGGATATCAGATTTAAACCTATCCGATTTAATAAACTAAATAATGAAAATAAATTACAAAGTGTTCATGGATACGGTGGTGTTAAACTTAAACCAATTGAGTACAAAAAACAATTTGTAGGAAATGCGATTGAAACATTTTTATTTCAATCGTGTGATTTTTCCCCAAACAATAAAATATTAAATTCTGTTTTATTTGATGATTATAAAAGATGGAATGAAAAATTATTAAAAGATACAACAGAAACAGATATAAAAGAGTTAAAAGATTATTTAAATTCTTGTGAATATGTTGTTAAATCAGTTGTATGGACAGAATTCGGTAACAACGATGGTTATTATGGTTTAACATTAAAAAATAAAGAATATGTTAAAAAAATTGTTTCGGTAACTGGTAAAAATGTAGAAAAGGTTGAATTATCAAGTGGACTCGTATTAGAAACATGGGATACGATTGCGAAAGCTGGCATCGCCGAAAATTTTGCCGCATCAAAAATGTCAAAATGTATTAAAAATAAAAAAATTTTCACAGATTATTTTTATCGTCTAAAATCAAATTGAATAATATATAATTTATTTTATTATACATTATTTTATCCATTAGATAAAGACATACTAACAAATCAATTGCCTTTACTTTAACGTCGAAACCGAATTCTACGTTGCTTTCTTGATTTTTTTGGTCTTCTTGTCTTTCTTGATTTTCTTGTTCTTCTTGTCTTTCTTGATTTTCTCCTTCTTCTTGTACCACCAAAATAATCGTCTTTTATAGTTATGTTAGGATTATATTCCATGGTGGTCATCTGTTCATCATCATCATCATCATCATCAGATACTACGCGCGCAACTTGCATATCCCTTTCTGGCATATTAATGTTTGAAATCGCTACAGCTTGTGCCCGAGGAATATTCCCATTCCCCCGATTTATAACTGGAACTGCTTCTATAACATCTACAATAGGATCATAAGTATAAGTAGGTGAATTTGATTCTGCTAAAAGAATTTCATTCATTTTTTTAATTAATACTTTACGAATTGTGGGTATTTTGTTTTTATTTACTCCTTGATTAACAAGAGTTTCTAAAACTTGGTTTAATGTTTTACCCTCTTTTTTTGATGCCTTAAAAACATTATCAGGCCAATATTTTTCATCAGTAGCTGATTGAAATTTAAAGTTTAAATCGCTTTTAACACCTTTAATATTATATATACTTTCCCATAACTGGTCTAAATCTTCACGTGTCATTTTTAACCATAAATCATCATCTGACATATTTATAGGATCCTGAATATATGGCATATTTGAAGCTTTCATTTTTGATCTTGCCGCATTTGCGTTCAAAACATCTTCCATAGTTTCAAAACCATATTTATCCGGCATATTATATATATAATCAAATAAAATAAATTATATATATTATTTCAAACAGAATATTTATTCATCTTTTTCTTTCTCTTTCATTGAAAAAGGTCCACTAACAAGCTCAGAGCGTCCATAATCCGTCTTACCTACAACAATATTTTCGCCGTCAAATAGCTCGGAACGAATATCCGCAACAGAGATAGTATCCTCATTAGTAGTAAGCGCCTTCTCTTGACTGGTAGCACTAACACCAATCAAATTGCCTTCCTTATCAATATCTTGTGTCAAAATGTTTCCATGTTTATCAGCGTTCTTCTTATTCTCATCAATGGCTTTCTGCTTAGTTTCCTTGACACGTGATTCAAACGCATTTTTAGCAGCAGATTCATTTTTCTGCTTTTCTTGAGCAAGCTGATTGAGTTCTTCTTCCATATATTCAACTCGTCCAGTCTTGTATGCTTCAGGATCCCAAGGCAACCAAGTACCAACCGGACCAACAAATACATCAAAACTGGGATCCACTTCTCGGATCAATTTGGCGCGCAATTCAGCTTCCTCTTGAGACGCAAAATGACCGCGAGCTTTGAAACCACGCACAGAAGTTTGAAAATTATGTTTGATATTGAATTGCTTTTCTAGTTCATCCTCTTCTTTATCCATGAAGGTCTTGTAGTCATCTTCAATGGAAGAAGAAATAATATTGTCACGCTCTTCCTTGACAAATCCTTCATAGTCTTTCATAACATCTTCAAATGATAATTTATATTTATAAGACATAAAATTAATAAATTGATGAAATTTTTCCATAGATTTAGAAAATTCCCATCTCTTTAGGAATTCTTCAAAAAAGTACATTTCTTTTTGCTTCAAGATTTTTTCGGGAGTAATAAAAGAAAAACACCCGAATGATTGGCCAGCAATAGGCTTATCTACTTCAAGTAAGTCAACATATTTAGGATTAGATGAGCCATCTTTGTTTTGTTTACGTTCAAATGCCAACTTTTTGGCAGAATTAGAAATAGGTTTAGATTTTCCACTCATTATATATTAATTAATTTAGTTCGTTTTAAGTATTAATTAATTAAATTATTATTTCTTTTATTTAATTATTTATTTTCTTTTTATTTTCTTTTTATTTTATATAGGATGTTTAATACAAACGAACTTATTAAGAGAATTATCAAGTATCTCATTGAAGGTCTTATGATTGCGGTGGCAGCATATGTTATTCCTAAGAAATCTATGAATTTAGAAGAAGTTGCCTGTTTAGCTTTAACAGGTGCGGCTACTTTTGCTATTTTAGACACATATATTCCTAGCATGGGCGTGAGTGCGCGTTCTGGGGCTGGATTCGGTATTGGAGCAAATTTAGTGGGATTCCCTGG